TATATTATATCATCTAATGGAAAGATACGATATATCGCTTCCGCGCATTTCTGTGCTATTTGGCGGTGTTCTAGCTGTGTTCCTTCTTCTTCTCTAACTTCAATATAATGAATCCAACTTCTAAGTGTTCCATTCATATAAAGCCTGGTCATTGTTAAACCTTCAGGTAGTATTGTTCTTGCTTGTTCTTTTGCGATACCAGCTTCGATTGCCCAGTCATATGCTTTCTTAGCTCTTTCAATCATTATTTCTTGGTATGATTCCCAAACATAATTGATTGAATCTTCCATAGGTATTTCTATGCTATTCTGCCTATTTGTATAATCTTGTAATCTTGCTGGTCGAGTTGTAAATTTTAACTCTTCGGTGGGATCAGCATATCGCTGACTAAATTCTTGGAATGAAAAAGATCGATGTCTTAATATCTGTCTGGATATATCTCGAGTAGTCTCGATCTCTAAACATACATTTACCATTTCAAATGGCGACCAATGTTTGTGTTTAATTAAATATTTTACTAGCTTCTCAGCCGTTTTTTCGTTGTACTGATTATCTGGATTAGATACTCTTGCACAAAAAGAAACCAACTGAAGAAGGTTATCCTCTAGGGATACATCTTCAGCTGGCTTCGTATATGATATAAGTTTCACCTCATTCATAATATAACTAATTCCTTTTAGAAATTATAATGTAGACCAATGGATGCATTGTCCATCACGTCGCCATGTCTAGCTCTATCCATTACCATTGCTGATAATGTAAAGTCACCTAGATCCTTGGAAAGTTCCATACCAAAATAATCGTCATCAGACATACCCATTAGGGCAGTTGTCTCATCAGATCCCATAGCATACACTAAGGAAACATCTAATTGAGAGACGAATGGTAAATGGTATTTCATTTCTGTAAAAGTTAGATCCGAGTTATCAAGGTTAATAGAATGATATAGCTCAAAGTTATTAACGGCTACGCCGACATAAACTTCTTCCATATCATCAATCAATTTATCATAAGTGTATTGTATAACCCCTACGTCAATAGCCATTTTATCAGAAACTGCTAAAGCATATCCTGCATAATAGTCATATTCACGTTCAACTTCGTTTCCAAAATCTACCTGGCTTCCCCAAGCACCCACATAGAATCCTTCACCTTGATAATTCAGATGAAGATCTATAGCATTATTACCATCATTTTGTGATACACCTCTCCAGAAGTAGTCAGAGCTAACCCCAACTGCTCCACTGAAATCAGCGTACATCAAAGGGGAGAAAGCAAATATCATTAAGAATAACTTCTTAAACATATTAGTCCTCCATCCTCACGAGCGTATACACGCCCCATAATAATCCTACCCATGCGAGTAGCTTAGCCAATCCACCAAACAAGATTACAGAACCACAAGCGATAATCAAAGCGATTCCGTCATGTGATGTTCTTTCTCCTAGTCGGTCGACTAACCAGTCTTTGGCGTTGTTTATAACGTCCATATATTTTCTCCTATATTTTAAATTCAGCGAAGGTATCTTTCGAGTCTCTATCGCCAAAAGTATTTATTGGTTTATCCGGAGCCATATCAGACATAATATCTGTCTGAGCGGATTCCTCTACATCGTATAGTTTCATGCGGGAACGATCTATACCAATTACAAAGCGTTTATATTTGGTCGGATCGTTATAACGATTCTTCAACTGTTTTACCAGGATTTGGCCTAGATCATCTAGTTCCTCTGTTGATATAAGAGCAAACATAAGATCCGCCGTAGCCGGTAATCCAAATGATTCCGAAGTGTCCTCTAGCCCAACGTCCGTATTACTAAATCCAGATCTAGTAGTTTGAGTCGCCGAAACTATTGGGACATTAAATTCGACAGCAAGACCACGCATTTCTTCTGCGATAGCTTTGATGTACGAATAACTATTTATACTTCCTCCGAGCCCACGCATGCGGGAAGAAGCACAAATATTCAAGTAATCGATATAAATTATATCGGGCTTGAAATTCTTTTTAAGCTTTAATTCATTTAATAAAGCTCTGAAATGGCCAGTGTGTGCTGCGCCAGTTGGATATTCTTTTACAATTAATTTACCAATAGATGCTTGTGCTATCTTTTCTATCTTAGAGTTAAATACATTCTTTGGTAAAGTATTTAGTGATTGTATTGGGTAATCCATTAAGTTAGCATCTATTCTTTCTGCAATACGTTCTTCTGCCATTTCCATTGTAATGTATAAAACGTTTTTGCCTATTTGTAAATTAGCTGCTGCGCAATGACACATGAATAAAGATTTACCAACGCCAGTTCCAGCTAAAGCTATGTTTAGTGTTTTGTTTGGTAAACCACCTTTTGTAATTTTATTTAAATAATCTAAATCAAATGGTATTCTGTTTTCTTTTTTATTATAGAAATCAAATCTATCATCTGAGTTGTCTATATAATCGTGCCCAATAGCTTGGTCGAAAGATGTGCCAAGGGCGTCGGAAAGTATTTCAGGTATTGATCCTTCGCCCTTTTCGGTCTTACCATCAATGATCTGAATGCTTTCCATAATTGCATTATAGACAGCTTTTTCTTTGCACCATTTTTCGGTTTCATTGATTAGGTATTCCGTATCAATGTCTGACTTTGTTTTTAATTCATTTATAAGTGCTGCAGCAGAATTTAAATCTTCTGCAGGTATAGTTAGTTTTTGTAATTCTAATTCTAAGACTTTACCCGTTGGCAATTTATTATGCGTGCCAACAAAATTAACCATAAGATCAAAAACAACTTTATGTGACTTGTCAAAGTATTCTTTCTTTAAGAAAGGTATAACACGCCTGCAGTATTCTTCGTTATTAAGAAGATGATTCAGCGTGTGGGTCTGTATTTGATTTGTTATGTCCAATTATATCCTCTGTTAGTTTATCGTCGTTCATGTTTTCATTAATTATATGTTCTAAAACAGCGCCGATATAGTTATTAAAATATTCATCTTTTACTAAATTATCATGGTCAAAATCACCCGGATCAGTTATCTGATATGTAAAAGATAAAGTTGCCGTATCCATTTCAGGTTGTTCTTTAATTCCAACCTTTCCATAGACAAGGACTACATCTTTAAATCGACTATTTAATCTAATTCCATAGAAATCAATATTATCGTTCTCTACAAAAGTATAGTCCTTATGGGTTACATTATACACTATTTTACTCTTCTTGTAAATCTAAATTTACATCTAATAGTGGTTTATGCCCTATCTGATAGTGACCTTTAACAAACTTTTTGAAATCTGTTTCTTCGAATATTGGTTTCCAAAATTCTTCGGTTAGAGTATCTTTCTCTCTTACTTTAGGATCTATAACTTCTCCTGTAGCATGATCGACTCTAGCATACCATCCAACGTTTGGTTTAACAACATATCCACCAGCAAGACCAACATCTAATAATCCACTATATGGAGATATGCCGCCTTCCCACGTAACTGAAATAGGAACTTTGCTTTTCTCTTTTACGAACCTAGATTTTTCTACATTAATAACAAAGTTATATCCTTTAATCTCTGTTCCAGTTTTTTGTTGTTGTCTTCCAATAATCCAAATGTTATCTGCAGAATAGTAAATACCTGTTCCGCCTGATACGATTGCTTTTGGGAATAATCCCATTTCTTGGTATGTGTGGTTAACAGCCAATAAAGAGATATTCTTCATGGTAAGATAAGGAGTGACCATTCGGAATAATCCCTTTAAGGCTTTAGCTCTTGACATATCTGCAACAGATTTTTCGTTTAGTGCATCTTCTAATTCTTTCTTAGAAGCTAAATTACCAATAGAATCTATAACAATAATAACTTTATCGCCACGATCTATTTCATCTAATTGATTAACTAAATCGAATTTAAGTTGTTCTACGTCTGTGATTGGTGTATGCAAAACTCTGCTTGTATCAATACCAAATGATTCAAAGTAGTTCTGTGGCGAACCAAATTCTGAATCATAAAATAGCATAACTGCATCTTTGTGTTCTTCCATATAAGCACCTGCCATAAGCAGTGCAAAAGAAGTTTTAAAATGTTTAGATGGACCAGCTAAAACTGTTAAGCCAGAAGTTAATCCGCCATCTATGTCGCCAGATAAAGCAACGTTAATCATAGGAACAGATGTTGTAACTACATCTTTTTCCCCAAAGAATATAGAATCTTCTAGTACATCTGTACCTTTAATTTTACTATTCTTTTTTAATTTATCCATTATTCCCATATTAATATCTCCTTTCTGGTCCTAATTGCATTGAGCGTTCTTTCTTTTTCCACCTGGCTACTGCTTCGGCTTTTTTACGTTTACGCTTTGCGGTTGGTTTTTCATAAAATTCTCTTTTACGAACTTCGTTAACAATACCTGCTCTGTCGCAGGCTTTCCTGAATTTTCTAAGTGCAACATCGAATGGCATTGGCTTAGAAGGTCGTTTATCTCTAGGATGTCTTTTCCTAGGTGTTAAATCTATACTTGGCATTTATTCTCCGTTAATTTTTTCATATGGTCTATATTATACCATAGTTTTGTGTGTTTGTAAACCCTTAAATAAAATCATATTCTACATGAGCTTCTTCAAACATCTCTATAGTTTGTGCGCAAGAATCTTTCCATCTTAGCTCTGTAGCTGGGTCTGTGAACTGTGGCGAAACCACCCTATATATTCCTGATTGAATAATAGCTTTACAACATTCGTGGCAAACTGGTAATGGCCAAACGTACATTGTACAACCATCTAAACTTGCGCCGTTATATGCTGCATTGTATATGCAGTTTGTTTCTGCGTGAACTATATATTTGTATTTTAAATCTCTATTTGTATATCTCATTCCTGTATCTTCTATACCTCTAGGAAATCCATTATAGCCTTGTGCAACAACATTACCCTGATTGTTTACTGCTATAGCTCCAACTTGTGTGCTAGGATCTTTGGACCATCCAGCGATACCTTTTGCAAGATCTAAATATCTTTTATCCCACTTCTGACTCATATAAGTTATTCCATATATCTAAATTAATCTTTCTTTGTTTCATTTTATCTTCGCGTATTGCATCAGTCTTTAATGGTTCTTTTTTGCGATTTAAAATCTTTGGCGGTACAATATCTTTAAATGTTTCTTTTAGCATTTTCTTTTCGCCATTACGCATATCATATGGAGTTGCTAATCCATGTACAATAACTGCTGGTGATAAGAAAGGTGCACGTAATTCGACCGTAGATCTCATCATTGTTCTATCTAGTTTAGGTAAATGATAGAATGGTAATTCACAGAATACATCTGACATTTGCGAATCGTATTCTGCTGCTCTTCTATATCCACCAAATAATTCATCTGCACCATCGCCAGTTAATACGTTATGAAAACCTAATTCTTTTAATTTACGTGCCATAGCTATTTGTGGTTTAACTGAACCAAGATCTACAGGGCTTTGGTGTATACGTACAGCTTCTTCATCTGATATATCATCTAAGGTAACTTCTACTAAATCTTTTTCTATCATCTCTGCAAATCTTTTTTCGTGGTTATCTACATGGATAGCCGTGACATCTAGACCTTGCTGTTTAATAAGTTGATATACGATAGTGGAGTCTAAACCACCTGACAGTAGAATACTAGCTTCTCTGAATCCACCTAATCTTAGTTTAACCGCCAAGCTTAGGTCATCGTATAAATTGGTTACCGGAACTGAACCCCAATCCCAATAAGGATATTCTCTGCCCTTATATAAGAAGTGTCCAGGTTTAAGTTGGAATATTTCATTCCATGGTGTTCCGCCTTGTGGATCGTAGCCCCATTTCATAACATTAGAATGGAATATAGCATCTGGTGTGACTGGACCATATTGTTTTAAAACATCTGGTTCTGATGCCATAACTTCTACATCTCTACGATAGTATATTGGTTTAATTCCTAAGAAATCTGTATATGCAATTGGTGCATCGTTAAAGAAAGTAACATAACTCCAGAATCCATCCATCTTATGAAAGAATTCATGTGATAGTTCTTCTCTATATTTTTGGTGTATCATATGTGCATCGGAAGGATAATCACCAAAGTCTTTATGATTAAATATTTCGCCAACAAATAATGAAGGTGGTTCATCGTCGTATTGTATTGGCTGGATTGCTACATCAGGATCAGGATCTATCATTGGTAAAGCTGTATGAAGTAAATCATATTCTTTCCATGGTTTATATCCTCTATATTTAGTTCTTA